ATAGATTTTTTGCTTATCAACATGTATTAATACATAAAGATAGTCATGAATATAAAGGTTTTTTCAAAAAAGAATATAATATATTGAATTATATTACAAAATGGTGGATTGGACCATTGTATGGTATAGTACCAAATAATTATCATATTGGTCATATTAAATTACATCATAGATTTACCAATCAAATTAAAGATCCACATACAAATATTGATTTAGATAGAACAAAATTATTTTCATTTTTCATATTTATACCAAGATTTATGTTATTTTGGTCCAATATATCTCCAATTATATATTTCATTAAACACAAAGAATATAAATTTGTAATCAAATTATTAATTGGAATGATATATTATTATGGATTAATTAGTATATTTATGTATTTTAATTGGAAATTAACATTAGGCTATATTGTATATCCACATATAGAAGATATGGTATTTTTAGGTGGTATCAGTTATTTGTGGCATTGTTTTGTTGATCCTGATGATTCTAAAAATGAATATATAAATTCGATAACAATAGTAAATGGTAATGATAATATTTGGGGTGAAGATTATCATGTAGTACATCATAAAGAACCATTAACTCATTGGACTGAGTATGAAACTAGTTATTTGAAAAATATAAATAAATATAAAATAAATACAGCAACAATATTTAAAAATACTGAAGAAGGAGTATTATTATGGTGGATTTTGACAAAAAATTGGGATGAATTAGCAGATCATTTTGTAGATATTAATAACAAAATGTCTCATGAAGATAAAAAAAAATTAATTTTAAAAAGATTACAACCTGTCAAAAAATATATTTAATTTATTTTTTTTTTAGTTTTTTATGTCTTGTATTATTTGAAATATTTGTTATAACTAAATTGTCAAAATAAGAATATCTTTTATCTTTTCCAGAAGTACCAAATCTTATTTTATAATGTTCTCCATTAACAGAATTAAATGGTCCAGGTAAAGCAAAAATATAATTTTTATAATTATTATTTCTACTTAATTTTGCATAATACCATTCGGTTTCGCCTGGTGGTAATATATATACCTTAGTTTGTCTATTATAAGCTGCTACTGTGAATGATATTGTAGCATTCGTTATTCCAGATAAATTTGCACTAATTTCTGCTTTACCATTCTTTCTTGTGCGTAATGATCTAAGACCTTTATAAGGCTTATGAGTTGTGATTTCAACATCATTTGCTCTTTTACTAATATATATCCAATCACTTACCCAACCAACATTATCACCAGTTTCAAAACCATGAGTTAAATTATATATTGGTTCAGGTTCAGGTTGTGGTTCAGGTTCAGGTTGTGGTTCAGGTTCAGGTTCAGGTTCAGGTTGTGGTTCAGGTTCAGGTTGTGGTTCAGGTTCAGGTTGTGGTTGTGGATCAATATTAGGATTATTAAGTAATATATTTGGTCTATATAGATGAATCATTTGGCGGAATTTAGAAACTTGATCTTGAGTGAACATAAATAGTGCAATATCATCAGAATAATCCATAAAATTCATAAACATATGATAATAAGATTTATTTTCATCATATGGTTTACTCATTGGCCAATTATTTGGATTTTTAAATGGATTTCCATAAGTTGGATCTTTTTGTGGTGGAGTATCAACAATACAATCACCTTTTAATTCTTGAATATCTTCTTCTGGTGTACCATCCATATAATCAATATTACCACCTTCATAATTAAATGTTTCTTGAAAAGTATGATATAATCCTAACCAATGACCAGTTTCATGAGTTAATGTTTTACCTAAATTAAAATCGGCATAAGCAGGATTTCTACCAAAAGTACCTTTAGCAATAACGACGCCATCAGTATCTGGATTACTATTAAGTTCCCAAGGGAATTGTGCATAACCAAGAATACCACTATCTAATTGAGCAATCCAAATATTTAGATATTTATCGGAATGAATAGCAGGTGAAGCTCCTTTAATTGCTTTATCGAGAATAGATAGATTACTACTAGCTTGTCCATCAATCGGTGTATATTTAATATCAACAGAATAGAAATTAACATTAGCTTGTTCTGCTAAACTAACATAATTTTGATAAAGTGCTTTAAGAATAGAATCAGTATAAACCCCATTACCAAAATCAAAATTATTATTATTTTTATTAAAATCTTTATTTAATAATTCTAATGTATAAGAAATGTCATTTTTAATATCATTAACATTATAATTAGGATACATAATATGGAATACAATACCAATATGAATAATTTGTCCATTATCAACAATTTTATTTTGCCTAAAATGTTTTAATAATTGTTTTTTTACATCCAAAGAATCATCTCTACAACCACATAATCGTTTCATTATATTATTCTTAGATATAAATAAAATATAAATGGACGAACTAATTAACAATTAATATAAGTAGAAAATGAAGTAAATTAAAGTAATAAAAGTTATTTTTCATAAAAAAAATTGAAAAAAAAATAATCTATAGTATCCATAAAAATTTATGATACAATAAATAATGGATAATAAGACCATGATTTGCAAAGCAATAAGTGCTTCTGGAAAACATAATTTATGTATGCTATGTTCCTTATACTTGGCAATGAAGATACAAACAGATTTTAATCCAACAATAAATTCAATAATAAAATTATTTGAATTATATAATGGTGGAAAACATGATGGTAATTTTTTAGAGATAGATTTAATAAATAGTGTAGTAGCAGAAAAATGGGATAATAAAGAATTAGGATTACAAATTGGTAAAAAAATGAGAGATATGATGAAACATATTGGAGAATTATATGATATAAAAATAGTATTATATCATATCACAAATCAATTTACAGATAAGTTTGCTGACACATGGTACATGTGTGAAGAGAAACACATTATTAATAAAGAAGGGAAAAAAAGAGTAGTGATAGCATCTAATATGTTACATTTTTATGTTATACTGGAACAGTTTGATATATTACATTATACTAAAGAAGATTCAATAATGTACAAAACAATGGTAACTTCATTAGAATATGAAATAGAAAAATGGAATTATCATTTAGATGATGATTATAAAACAATTAATCACCAAAAAATCATAGAAGAGAGACTATCCCAAATAGAATTGAATAGGTTGAGTAATAAGTATTAAACTTTTTTATTTATTTTTTTATGTGTATTGTTAATAATATTAATTAAATTTTCAACTATTGGTTTTGTAAAGTTGATCATAATACCATTAATTTTATTTTGTTTATTTTTATGTATATAAATAGGAAAGATACCATTACCAAATTCAATAGCAGTATTAACACCAAAATATTTATTATTATATGCAACTAATCCAAATTTATTTTTTGATGTTGCATTATTACAACATTTTCTATAAAATGTATTCTTATAATATGTGCCAGTATCATTTATTGGATAGTACATATCATCAAATACACCAACTTGAGCAGTATTAGTAATTATACCATAACTATATTTTTGCCAATCCTTAGATGAGAATACATCATAGTCATAATGCCAAGTAAGTAATGATGATATTTTTTCAGTATACTTATCATTAGTAAAAAAGAAATCATACAATTCATAAGTTATTTTTGCATTCCATATTCCAGTAATTATATTATCAATTAATAAATTATATGATGAATTACGATCATAACAAGGGTCAGTTATTCTTATGTTTCCAGATTGACAATGCCAAGTACCAATTTGCATGGTTAATAATATTACTAAATATTATAAATATTAATAATATGTATTATTTTCAATTTTATTGAATATCTGAATAGTATAAAAATTATATTCATAGTATATATATGCCAAATAAGAAACCATGTGATTGTTGTAAGTGTCCAATTACAAAGTTAGTTTATATTGCTGGGCCAACTTTTAATATTGCTGAGCGAAATGAACAATTGAGAATAGCACAATTTTTAGAAAGTAGAAAATTTCCAGTATTTTTACCACAAAGAGATGGATTACAATTTGACAGAGTGTATGATAGATTAATCCGACAGGGATTATTAGAAGAAGCTGCTTTAAAAGAAACGAAACGAATTATATATCATAATAATATTTTTAATTTGTTAAAAGCAGATGTATTAGTAGCTTATGTAAGTGGAATAGAACCAGATTCAGGGACAATAAGTTTATCAGCAATTGCATTTTCTGCATGTATGCCATTAGTAATGTACAAGGATGGATCGAGATATCAAACTGCATTAGCAGAATTAGATCCAATGGTATCTGAATTACCAAATATGCCAGCAGCTACTAGATTATTTGATGTACCAACACAAATAAATAAATTATTAGCAAAAAGACAATGTAAATGTATATCATCAAATTTAAAAGATATTTTGAAGGATGCATCCAAAATTAATTTTGGACAATTTAGATAATTAATCTGCTATTTATATATATGATAACTTTGCGACAATATCAAAAAATAGCAATAGAATATATTAAAAATAATTATGGTTTAATAGTATATCATTCAACAGGTTCTGGTAAAACAATTATTGCATTAGTAGCAATGAATCAATTTAACAGAGATACAATTATAATAGGTCCCAAAAGTTCAATGAAAGTATTTAATGATACAATTAATAAATTAGAATATGATAATAGTCACATAATCACAATTTACAGCATGAATTAACATGTATTGCTATAAATAGCAAGGAACTGAAATGTTCCAACTTTGTTGATCTTAAACCGTTGGTTGGGATTTATTCCTGCTTTTAGCATTCTTTAAGAAAACCGACGTTTTAAATCTTCAAGGGTGTAAATCAATAATAATTAATGTATCAATCGAAAAAAATTGAAAATTTAAAAGTATGCATAGTCCCATTTAAAATATAAATTATATATATAAATCTAAAACAATTTAGTATGGTTAGTAAAGGAACGACTAAAGAATTAGAATTTACTTTTAAATCTAGTCAAACTGTATATAAAAAAATCAAGCTGAATAAAAAACTGATTGAAAATGAGATTTTAGATGATACAGTTGCGATGTATATTCATCATGGAATGGAAATTTTACAAGAAGCTTGTAAAATGATAAGAGATAAAAATATTTATTATCTTGAATTAATAGAATTTGAAAATTTTATTAATAGTAAACTTCAAA